GTTACAGATTCTCTACCGCGTTACAGGCAGGATGAGGGGATGCCATCCCCACTTCCATTCCATCCCCTCGAAACCGTTACCTTTTGGTAACATCCAAACGAAATGAAGGGTATCTGCTGGGATACACTCTTCAGCAAGTAGTGTGGCAAGCTGCGACAGCAAGCATGGCGCAAGCAGGCAAACAGCTACGCACGCAAACAGACTGGGGTTGTGCACAGGGAGGTGATTGAGTGCAAGTCATTGATTATGTTGAGGATGTCGCGCTACGTCTGATAAGGACAATTATGTTAACTGTTCATTATTGTACAATCGAGCCGGCTGGCGATCAATCGGCACACCCCCCCGGCCTGGGTTTTCCGTGACTCCTTTCCCACGTGCACCATTCTAGCAAAAGGGCTTGCATGTTCCACGTGACAGGAGTAGAGAGAAGCGATGGCGAAGGATGGGCAGTTTGAGAATGCGGAGGGGGTACCGCTGAATACGGTCACGAAGCAGCGGCGTGACCAGAAGCGGATTGGGCAGATGCCGGAGGTGGCGTATACGCGGAAGGCGTTGGAGTTGGATACGCGGGAGTTGACGGGTCGGTTGACGCGGTGGTTGCTGGAGGGGGAACGGTTAGAGACGTTGTTAGCGGAGACGAAGTTGCGGGACGTGATGATTGCGGTGGGGATTATGACGGACAAGATGTTGTTGTTGGAGGGGCAGCCGAACGCGAATTTAGGGGTGCCGCAGCAGGCGAAGTTGGATCAGGTCACGGCGGCGTTAGCGGCGGTGATGCAGCAGCGTGGGTTGGGGACGGTGACGGTGCGGGAGCGGACGGTGGAGATGAGGGATCTGTCCGCCGGAGCCGTGGCGAAGAAGGAGGCACCGCCTGGTGGATAGTACGTTCCTGGAGCGGTTGGACGGGTTGGACCCCGCGAGTCTGGGGGCGATGACGGACGAGGAGTTGTCTGCCTTGGCGCAGGAGGTGCTGACGCTTCAGCAGCGGGACCGGCAGACGAATCAGGTGCGCTATTACCTGCCGGTCTCTGACAAGGCCATCGCGATTCATACCTCGACGGCGAAGATTTTGGGCATCGGAGGCGGCAATGGTTCGTCGAAGACGGACTCCGCGCTCGTCGAGTTGGTCATACGCTGTACCGGTCAGATTCCCCACAGTCTGAAGGACGTGTACCCTCGTGCGAAGTTGCGGGGTCCCATCAATGCGCGGGTGGTGGTGGAATCCATTACCAACACGCTCGAAACGATTATTTTGCCGAAGTTGAAGTGGTCGCATTGGCAGGGGGTGGACGAACCGGGGGGTCCACGCGGACATTACGGGTGGATTCCGCAGTGGTGTTTGATTCAGGGGGACTGGAAGGAATCCTGGACCGCCCGGACCCGCACCCTCGAAGTGCTCTATCGGGACCCTGACTCCAGTGCGGTCCGTGGGATCAGTCGGATTCAGTTCATGTCCTACGACCAGGACCCCGCCGATTTCGCCTCCGGCGACTTTCATTTCATCCTCCACGACGAACCGCCGAAGGAAGCCATTTGGATTGAGAATTTGGTGCGGGCCAAGCGCGTGAACGGCACGATGCTGTTGGCGATGACGTGGCCGGACGATCCCACCACACCGGTCGATTGGATTATCGATCGCGTCTATGACCCCGCGCAACCCGGACCCGACCATGACGCGACGTATGACTGGATCAATCTCTACGCCACCGAGAACCGGAACCTCGATCAAACCGCCCTCGCCGAACTCGCCAAGACCTTGAACGCCTCGGAGCGTGCCACCCGCATCTATGGGCAGCACTTGCGCCTGTCGAACCGGGTGCATCCCCTGCTCACCGATACCGACCATACCTGGTGCTTTGAGTGCCGAGACCTCACGATTGTGGAGGGCAGCGGACGCTGCGGGGTCTGTCAGGGCACGGATACCGTCGTCTTCAATCACGTCCAGTCCGTCGTCATCAATCCCCTCTACCCCGTGCTCCATCTGCTCGATCCTCACCCCCGTAAACCCCACATGATGTGCTGGGTGCAGATCGATCCCAACGACGATCTGGCCGTGGTGGGCGAAATGGAAGTCACGGGTTCCCCGACGGACGTGTCGGAACGGGTGAAGACGTTTGAATCGGAGCAGGGGTGGACCTGTGTGCGGCGGCTGATCGACCCGAACATGGGCCGCTCGCCGTCAGGGACCGATCGAGCCACGACCTGGCAGGACTCCTTTGAAGAGGACGGGCTCGTCTTTGATCTGGCCGACGATAGCAATGTGGGACGGCAAACCTTGAACGACTACCTCAAACCCGACCCGAACACCCAACGCCCCCGCCTCCTCATCGACCCCCGCTGCCAACGCACCCTCTATCAGATGAAACGCTTTGCGTGGGACGATTATAAGAAGTCGATGGAGCGCGACCAGAAGCAGAAGGCGAAACAACGGCACGACGACTTTCCCACGCTCCTTAAATACTGTGTGAATTCTAACCCGACCTTCCGCGGACTGAGGCAATCCGGTCCTGTACGCCTCATCGTCGGGTCGGGTCGCAAACATGGCTATTGACACCGGACCCGAATGCGTATACAGAGCAGAGACACATGAAGCGCCGTCGTCTCACGATCGAGAACCAATCGAAGTTCGTGGAGGACATCCTCGCACGCTATCAGGACGATTTGTACGACCGATCAGAATGGTCGGAAGCCCGTCTTCAGCGGTATGCGAAATATCGCGGGTGGCTGGAACCCAAGAATTATCCCTGGCCGGACGCCTCCTCGCAGCACGTCCCGCTCCTCATGTCGAACTCCCAACGCACCCAAGACACCCTCCATAACGCCGTCCTCACCACCCGTCCCGTGATGAGCGCCATTGCGATCAATGGGGCGGACCGGGAGAAGGGGACGGCGATTGATGAGTTACAGGACTATCAACTCTTCGTGGAGCAGCCCGGGGAAGAGAAGATCGGGGAGTTGATCGACAGTTATGTGAACGACGGCAAGTTCGTCGCGTTTATCCCCTGGGTGAAAGAACGGCGGGAAGTCCTCCGCACTCTGCCGTTGCCGGTGCCACAGGACGGCCAGACGTTCGAGTCCATGCACATTGCGTTCCTGCGGCTCCACTTTCCAGGGTCCTTTGCCGAACAGACGAGTCCCGACACCTACCATATTCGCTGGAAGGACGAGTATCAACAGTCCCAGTCCGCCAAGGCGGAGTTCTCCCGCGATGATGAGGGCCGTCCGTTCGCACAACTCACGACGGATGAAGTGATCTTTGATGGGCCGTGCCTGATCCCGAAGGCCCTGGAAGATATTGTCGTGCCCTCGCGCGCGGCGAATCTCCAGGCGCCAGGTCCGTCGAATCCCAACGGCGCCGATCACGTCATCATGGTGGATTATCCGTCGTGGGACGAAATCGTGCGGCTGCAACAGAAAGACTATTACGACTTGCTCACCGATAAGCAGATCGAGGTCTTGGAGGAGCGGGCCGATGGCGAGTCTGGGGATACCGGTTCACAAACGATGGACGATACGGAGCAACACAAGATTCAGCGGGATTTGCTCGCGGGACAAACGTATGGAAATGCCAAGACCACGTCGAAGACGTTTACGCGGCTCACCTATTTTGGCCGTTGGGACCTGGACGACGATGGCTTGGAAGAAGAAATCGTGGCGCGTGTGCTGCTCGAAAAGAAGTACCTTTGCCGCGTCCGGCATCTCCAGGAAGAGTTTCCGACCCCCACCCCGCGCCGTCCGTTTGCCGAAGCGACCTTGATCCCGGTTCCAGGACAATTCTACGGTATCTCCCTCCTCGAACTGTTGGAACATCTTCATAACCTCACGAAAGTCTTGCTCGATCAGATGATCGATAAGCATACCCTCTCCAATTCCCCCTGGGGTGTCTATCGCTCGGCCTCTGGCGTGCGGCCTGAAGTCATTCGCATGGCGCCGGGAGAACTCTATCCCGTCTCCAATCCTCAACAGGACATTGCGTTCCCCGCCATTCCACAGCAGGACCAATCGATTGCCTTGAATCTGATTGCGCTCGTCCAGCAATGGGCCGACCGCACCTCGATGCAAGGTGCTCTCCAATTTGGGGGCGTCCCGCAGGGTAAAGCCTCGGCGCTCCGCACCTCGACCAATATGAACTCAGTCTTGCAACAGGGCGACGCCCGACCCGAACGGATTCTGCGTCGGTTCTTCCGTGGGTTGGCGGAAATCTATACGCAGATGCACGAACTCAATCAAGCGTTTCTCCCGGCGAAGAAACAGTATCGCGTGACGGGCGTACAGGCGCAGGGTACCGACCCCTATCGCACGGTGGAGTCCGCGCAGGCAATTAGCGGTCGATTCCAATTCGACTTTAAGGCGAACGCGCTCAATACCAATAAGGCGCTGACCTCGCAGGTCTTGAGCGAACTTGCTCCTATGCTCATCAATGGGATGATGATGCAGAGTGGGTTGGTGACGATCGAGAACGTCTACAATTTGATTCGAGACATCATCCAGTCGAAGGGACAGGACGAAAACAAATATATCAATGCGCCTCCGCAATCCAAGATTCCGAAGATTACTGCCGAGGATGCGTTAGGACAAATCATCTCCGGCACGCTGCCCCATGGACGGCCTAGTGAAGGGGCGCGGATCCATCTGGAGATCCTGAGGGCGTTTTTACGGGACCCACGGATCATCGAAGTCAGCACCGAACCGGCATTCCGCGCCATTTACACGAGTTATGTCCAGCAGGTGCAACGGCTCGCCATGCAGGAACAGGAACAGGCCGCGCAGGCGCAGCAGTTCGCACAAACCGTAGGCGGTGGGGGTGGGGGGCAGACGGGCCCACCTGGACAAGTCGATCCGAATGCCACGCAGCCCGGGATGCAGGGCCAGAATCAAGTCTCAGACGAGAGTTTGCCCTCAGCCGGAGGTGGCGCAATGGGGGCACAGGGATGAACAAAGAACTCGAAGCCGAGATCCATTGTCCCGCCTGTCATACGCTCTACGGCGAAATCTTTCGCGTGCAGCAGAACGAAACCGTGTGGTCGCATGAGACGGTGCCGGCAGAGGTGCCGAAATACTGTACCCGGTGTGATACGGTGTTGGAACGCAAGTTGACATGAAACCACAAAGCGAGTATGTACGAGTGACGACGCTGTTGGCGAGTGACGCCGTACACCAGCGCCAACCGATCATTCGTGACCATGCGATTCGGCAGTTGATTATCGATGTACTCAGGCAACAAGAGGGATTGAAGAGAAAACTACAAGAATTACTCAACACCTAATTCGCTTACACGCGCAGAACACCCCGCGCCAGAAGCCCTCAGTCTTGTGACTGATGGGCTTTTTTATGGAGTCCGATGCCCCCAACGAAACGTGAAATAGACAACTGGATGCAACGGCAAACGAAGGCGGCCCAGACAGACCCTACGCTCTTGCGTCTTGTGACCAGTGCGGTTATCAGCACCGAGCGGCTGACCGGATTACCAGAATGGGACCAATTCTTACAACGACTCCAACCCTGGCTCAACGAAGCGATGGCCGCGACGCAGGAATGGTTAGTGCGTTTGAGTGGGGCGATGACGGACCAGGATTTGAGGATTGCCCAGATGAATTATCATGCCTGTCAGTCTCGCGTGACGACGTTGCAGGAAGTTATGCAACTGCCGAACGAGATTCTGAAGGCGCGGTCACAGGCCGACCATAACACGCCTGCGGTAGGATCAACCATAACTGATGCGAGAGGTGGCGTATGAGCGACGAACCAGTCATCACAGAACAGACCGAGACGCAGGTGGTCGAACCAGTCGTGGTCGATCCCGTCATTGAATCCGTAGCCGAGAAGCCTCTGGTCGCCAACGAGACGAAAGACCCGTCTGCCCTAGAACCGGGTGGTGATCGATTCAAGCAGGTCTGGGCGCGTGCCAAGTCGGCGGAAGCCAAATTGGAAGCACAAACGGCGGAACTCCAGCGAGAACGCGAGGAGCGCATTCGCTTGGAGGAACGCACGAAGGTCCAGGCCGAAGAGAAGAAAAAGGCGGAACCGGAATGGAACTGGGAACAACTGGAAGGGTTCATCGCGGAAGGCAAAATCACACGGGCGGGCGCGAACGAGTATCGAGAGAAGATCGTGTCGGAACGGGCCACTGTGGCTGCGGAAGCGCGGATAGAGGCCAAGCTCCAGTCCACATCGCGTCAGACCACCGTGCAATCGGAAGTGGACCGCTACAAACGTGCGGTTCCTGAAGTCATGCAACCAGGCAGCGCAGAACGGGTCAAAGTCGAACGGGAATTTGCCTATTTGACGCAGACCTTGGGTTATCCTGGCACGCGCGAGACCGAATTGGCCGCGATGCGGGCGGCGTTGGGCGATGCCGACACCGTAGAACGGTCTGCGCAAGCGAAACACGCCACGCCAAAGGAGCCATTTGTGGAAACACATTCGTCCTCCCATAAACCCACGGCGAACGGCAAAGACCTCATCAAGGGGTTGGATGACCGCAGCCGGAAGCATTACGAGAAGATGATTAAACACGGACGCTATAGCGGGTGGGAGGAAGTCCGGGCGGAGTTGGCTTGGGAAAAACCCTCATTGGCGGTGAAACGTGGCTGAGATTCTGATTCAGAAGACCTGGACCAGACAAACCTTTCTAGCCGATCAAGAGGTCGGTGGGAAGAAGAAGGGCCGCGCCGCAGGCGGGTGGGTCGCAGACCTGGCCGCGCAAAAGAAGGTGATTACCCTCTGTCAACAGTGTACGCACAAGTTCAATCCGGCCAGGGTGCAGTATCGCAAAGAGAAAGAGTTCCCCGTCTGCCAAGCGAAGTGCGACGGATGCTCGACGTTCGATCCCTATTGCAGCATGTATATTTACGAACCGCTCTATACCTCGGTGCGTTCGACAGCTGAGGAGCGGAGGGGGCTTGCGCGATCACGCGAGAAGCGCATTGCGAAAGGGTTTCTCTAAACTGGACAAACACGCTAGTCCACGGACGTAGCGTTACACACGAAGGAGATTGATTATGCAGTATCTTGGAGCATTCAGCGGCAATTCCCCAGTCATCAAGCGGTATAAAGCGAGTGCCACCGGCTACGTGCCTGGCATCGTGATGGTGGCCTCGGTGGCCAATGCAAGCGGACAGATGTCCACATCGACCACGACCACTGTGACCGATACGATCGGGATTCTTCTCGACAACGGCAACATCCAGGGGGCCAGCGTCACGTACAGCACCACACAAGGGGCCGATGAGGCCGTCTTTGGAGTCATTGTCAATCCCGATTCCATCCTGCGTGCGCAGATGGTGACGGGGGCGACAGGGACGGCGCTCACGGCAAACGCGATCACCACCGCGACCTCCAGCGGGTTGAACGCGACCTCCACCTCGGCACCAGACATGAGTTCGCCGTCCGTGGACGAAGGGACGATCTGGTACACCTCTGGCGCGAACGTCGGCAAATCGAGAAAGATCACATCGATTGCCGCGACCGTAGCTACTGTAATCGTTCCGTTTGCCGCGAATGCGGTGGGCGATACGTTCATCTATGCCGGACCCGGAATCGGCTTGCGGTTTGTGACGACCACGACCGATCTCTTGAAAGTCAGGAATGATGCCGTCAATTCGTCAGGGGCGGCATTGGCCGTGTTGGACATGGAGCTGAATGGCACAGGCGATTCGTTCGTCCACCTGACCTATCAAGACTGCGTTTGGAGCTACACTACGTAATTTTTGAACGAAACAAAGGAGCACGACTATGGGAGTACCTCATTCAACAGGGAACTTCGGAGACCTCATCGACAAACGGGTGTCGAAGATATTCTACGACACGTACAAGCAACTTCCAGACCGGATCGCCGATTTCTACAATATGGAAACGTCCAGCGATTCGTTTGAGAAAAATTCCGGCATTGGATCGTTGGGAGACTTTAGCCAGTTTGCAGGCACCGTGACCTATCAGAGCCAGTCACAAGCCTACGACACGACCGCGACGCACGTGCCGTTTGCCAACGGAATCCAAATCGAGCGGGAGCTCTACGACGATGACCGGTATGGTATCTGGGAAAAGCGTCCTATGGCGTTGGCGCAATCCGCGCAGCGGACTCGCCAGAAACATGCCGCCCGCCTCTTCAACAACGCCTTCGCTGTCGATAGTTACTTCTACAATAACAGTGAAGGCGTGGCGCTCTGTAGCGATGCGCATACCACGAACTCCGGGGCCTCGACGGCATCGGGGTTCGACAACCTCGTCACCTCCTCGCTCAGTGCCGTGGCCGTCACGGCGGCACGCATTCAGATGCGGGGATTCCGTGGTGATGTGGCTGAACGTATCTCGGTCATGCCGAGCAAGCTCTTGATCCCCATAGACCTCTTCGAGATCGCCTACGAGATCGCGGAGAGCGAAGGCAAGGTCGATAGCGCCAATAACAACGCGAACGTCCACAAGGGCAAGTACGAGGTGACAGATTGGGAATATCTGACCGATACCAACAACTGGTTCATGCTCGACGGATCAGCCCAGAAGATGGACCTCACGTGGTATGACCGCATTCCGCTGGAGTTTGCCATGGCGGAAGAATTGGATACGCTCATTGCGAAATGGAGGGCTTATATGAGATTTTCATGTGCTTGGTGGGATTGGCGGTTTATACTAGGCGGAAACGTTAGTTAATTGCACTGCTCTACTAGAAAGAGAAAAGGTGATTGACTAATATCGTGACATACCCTAATATAGCATAGCAGTTGGCTATAACCAGGGAAATCACGATGCCAGACGAAGTGCAGTTAAAATCATGTGCCATTTGTGAGGCGGTGTTTGATGCGAATAGTCGAAACTTCGGGAAAGGGCGACAACTCTACTGCGGCCCGCGCTGTAGACAGATCGCGGATAATCGGCGTCACTACCGACGCCATCATCCTCCGAAGTCCGACGCGGAGTTACAGCGAGTATGCGTAACGTGCGGGGTAAAATTCGTGGCGCATTACTCGCATCCGCATGCGTTGACGTGTTCCGTGAAGTGCAACGAGGCACGCATGAATACGGAACGGAGACGGAAAGCCGCAGAACAGTACGATGTGACGGCTACCAAAGAATGTGCAGAGTGTGGAACAACGTTCACCTCTGGAAAGTATGCAGCCAAGTCTGGTCCAAAGATTCCCAAGTTCTGTTCGATGGTATGTGCACAACGTGTGGCACAAAGAGCGTTCTATCAACGTGGTACTCGAAAGGGAAATCCACGTTTAGGAGCAGCCGTATGGCATGTCGCCAGAGAGAAAGCTATAGAGCGAGACAACGGCCTCTGTCGTATTTGTCACGCAGAGGGCAAGCATGTGCATCATCTCTTCCATCGTACCGAGGAAGAAATGCACGATCACAGTCAGGAGAATCTCGTGACACTCTGTAATTCATGTCATAGCAAAGTACATGACATTAAGATCGGTCGTGTCAATGGAGAAGTCGTGCTCTCAGGAATTGTGTTTGAGTTATTAAACCTTACCACGGTCAAGGTGATCCCATGAATTACACCGGCCATATTCCACTCGCCAAGCCGAAGAAGTCGAAGGTGGTGAAGATGGAGAAGGTGATGCACGAGTTCAAGATGGGTGCGTTACATTCGGGATCAAAGACAGGTCGCGTCGTCACGAATCGCAAGCAGGCTGTGGCGATTGCGATCTCAGTAGCCAAACGGAGGACGTAATGCCGAATCGTTATTACACCAAATTCAGTCAATCCAAGATCAGTGCCAAAGGCGCACGGCCATCGAATCCATCAGGCGCGACAGCCGCGATGCCACAGAAGCAGGGGTTTTGTTCCAGTGCGTTGCCTGGGAAGGCGTCGAATGCCTTTGCGAAGGCGAAGGCAGGCATCAAGCGTGTCGATGGAAGAGCGAATTGTGCAGGATTGTAATAGACCATAAGCTGTGGTCCCTGTTGGGTCTGCGCAACACTGGGACGCGCATCGGCGCACAGCGAATCGTGGAATAAGGAGCGAACATCATGGGATATATCACAAAATATGGGTCCCTCTGGGGCCAGATTCCCGTCACGACGGGCAGGGTGTTTTGGGTGGCACCGAGCGCGGCCTATACACTCGAAGGGCGGTCGTATAGCGCCAGCGATGACAATGATGGCCTGTCGCCTGAACGGGCGTTTCGCACCGCCGATTATGCTGTGGGCCAATGCA